AACATCGCAAAACACAACTCTACGACCTAGAAGTAAGTAGAATTCCCTCTACAATGGCACTGGCTACCAACGAAAAGAAAGCTCGAGTAAAAGACAAGGAATTGTTTGATGTTCGTGAACAAATTCTTCAAATACGACAACTCTTATACAAACGTGAACGTGAATACAGCCATATTCGGAGACAAATCGAAACCCTCCGAAACGCTGTACCTGAAAGTAAATACAAATTTACTATGCGTTGCAGCAAACAAAATTGCAAAGGATTCCTATCTACCGCTTACAAGTGTGGTCTATGTAATAGTCACACTTGTCCAACGTGTTTGCAGTATGTAGGGGAAAATAAAGACGCAGAACACGTATGTAACCCTGATATGATCAAGACCGCCGAACTCATCAAAAATAGTACTAAGGGTTGCCCATGTTGTGGAGAGCGAATTCAAAAGATCGATGGGTGTAACCAGATGTGGTGTCCCGAATGTAAACAGGCATTTGATTGGGTTACTGGTAAAATAGAAACCGGTCCTATTCACAATCCTGAATATATCCTATACTTACAACAAAATAATAATGAAAGACCCATCCCTAGAAATCCTGGTGATGTTGTGTGTGGTGGGATTCCACATAATATATTGCGCTACATATCTGCTCCAAACTTTCGCTCGGTTATTATTAATCCTAAATATAAAACAACACACCCTAACAACGAGTACTTTCATAACCTACTAATGCATTTGGCGCGCACCATCACCCATATTGCCGAGGTTGTTGTACCTGACTTTCGGCGATCTATTACCCGCTACCAGGACAACACAGATACACGTATCAAATTCATGCTTAATGACATTGATGGAGATACATTTAAAAGCAAATTATACAAAAACGATATTGAACGAAAACGCGCTGGTGCTCAACTTAACGTTTGGGAACTCTTCACCGAACTAGGTATTGATCTTCTCAATTACATTAAAGATTCATTCCCCGAAAATATCTTACATATCAAACCGAATGACAGTGTGTGTTTGAAGCATTTCAGTTTGATGATCATTAAATTGGAAGAATTTATAAACTTCATTGATTACACCAATAAAGCCAACGAAAAAGTAGCCAACAATTACAACATTAGAACTATTCGCATCGGAATCAACAAGAATGGTACTGTCACTACAACCAATGTAGGAAAGATCAAATCAACAAAATCATAAAATTGAACTTAAATATAACAGTATAACTAAGGTGCAATGATTTATGAGATAGTCGGTGTAACTATGCACACATTGGTGGGTTAACGCTTTGTAATGATGAGATTACTGGTATTACTGTCACTGAGCTTCATTTCGTGATGACTTGTATTACTTCTGAATAGACTACTGTGTTTATCTGGAATTTGCATATGGATATTCTAACATATTTTTTTTTCATTTAAAAAATATGTTTTTTAATAAATATAATGTTTCACATAATATATCTAACAAAAGACGTAATAAATTCAGTAAATGATTTTCAATATGAAAATATTCAACTTAACATTCAAGTTTCCCAAGATAACGTTGTCTTCATATCAAACAAAAAATTTATCAAAGATAAGCTATTAACATCTTTATATTTTTATCAAATTATTGAATTGGACGCAGATATTATTGGATTGAAAAGCTTTCTACATTCATTGACCAATCATGAAACTAGAATATTTTTACGTATCGACTCGAATACTCGATTTATTTGTGCATTTCTAAACAAAATTTTATCTCAATTCCCACATTTAGAAAATGTATATATTGGTTGTACAAACATATATCTATTAGAATCTTTGTATTACTATAATACAACCCATAAATTGGGTCTCATAACAAAAAATATTTTTGACGAAAACACTCTATCCTACTATATAGAAAAATTTAATATTAAATTTATCAGCTTCCATTGGACTACACTAAACCCTGAATCACTAAAATATTTAAGAAAAAAACAAGTTATGATTTTCGGACACACAAGCAAAAACAATAACATAAAATCCTTGATGGAATCATATAACTTAGATGCAATTATTTGTAATTCACCTGAATACATCAATTAGGAGGAATCTAGCCCCCTTATTTAGATCGTTTTGTTCCTTTTTTTTTAACTTTTCTTCGACCCTTTCTTGTTCGTCGACGAGCCCCTGGAGGATTAGGATTTGTTCTTGGAGCTATTCTAGTTTTAGATCTTAAATGCTCAGGACGGGTGTCACCGGATGGTTCTCGTGGTGGCGGTGGCGGTAATGGTAATTCTTCTCCGTATGGATTATCATTAATTGAATAATCAGGGTGTCTCATTGTTCTTCTATTAAACCTATTTACAATATTATATAAATTAAATGTGGGCTGAGCACCATTTTTTTGTTTTCCAACGTATGGAACACCTGTGTGTAATATCATTTCATTTAATCGTTCTGCGTCATCATATGTAAGACGCTTTCCTTCATCTATAGCCGTCATTATTTGTTGTTGTTCATCGCCACTCTTATTGATTCTAACATATTCAATATCATCACCCTCATCAGTTATTAGTTTTGGATATTTGTGTCTAATATTCAAGACAGGAGATTGAAATGGATATACTATTTGAAGCATCCACGGATGTTTAAACGATGTACGGTACAAATCACGCCCTCTCTCCCGATAATCATTCTCTAAAATATTTATTTCCCTACGCCAATTATGCGGTATGTGGGTTTGATCAAGTATGTTTCCGTATTGTTTCCATGCCATATTTATTTCTTCGTCTAATATAGTATATAACTCGTTATTTGGTGTATACACATAAGCTGACCCCATTATAGGACCTCTCATATTTAAATGAATGTTTACAAAAATATATACCTCTTCGCGTGATCTAAATCTAAAAACAAAAATTAAATCATTAAAACGTTGGGGAGTACGTTCAGGATCATGTTGAGATGCTTTTCTTAAAAGTATAGCCCGTGGTGGCCAACGCATCTCATTCAATGCTCTCACATTTTTCAAATAGTTTCTTTTTTCGAACAACTCGCCTAATCTAGCTATTAACGACTCGCTCATATATATATATATATATTCACATATAATATTTACATATAATATTTACATTATTCAAATATCGACGATATTGAAGGCGATTTTCTAAGATATTGAAAATCTTCTTCTAGCACAGCCTCTAAACAAAATTTCGCTACGTCCGCACGAGGGATCTTTCCCGCTACACCATCAATTACTTTAACATTATTTGTCGGTGGATCAAAACTAAGTCCACCTGGACGAACAATAGTATATTCTAAATCAGCACCAGGTGCTCCTGTACTTTCTAAAAATAAATCTTCTTGGTTATTTTTGTCTTTCATAATAGACTTCATTGCAGTCCACATTATTAACTTAAAAAATAAAGGGGCCTGACGCACAGAATCGCCGACACCAATAGAAGTGACAACTGCAATTCGTTTAACATTATACTTTTTCATTGCATTGATAATACATTGGGTACCATTTGTTAGCATATCATATCCTACCTCATCGGGTTTACCACCCAGTGCTACAACAACACCTTTTACATAGGTAGGCGCTAGTGAAAATGCTTTGTCTACATCCGATTGTGATGTAACAGTACCGGTATATTTTACCAATTTATTATCAACTATCAAATTCGCCGTTGCGTCAATACCACAAGTACCCGGGGGTTGGGTTAATTTTGATTGGTCGCGACAAAAGGCAACGACACGCTCTTTTTTGTTCAAGGCTTGCACAACTACCTCTTGTCCCGTTGCACCAGTTGCACCAAAAACAATGATAGACATTTTAGGTGTATTATGTGTATTATGTGTATTACGAATTGTATAAGTGGATTTTAATGGACTAGATAAGAAAGCATTGATGTAAGATAGAAAAGAAGATACAATAAATAGTTTGATATGCATATACAATTGTACATTGTTATATATTTAAGTTAATTGAATATTGGCATATTTGACCTTACTATGAAACGTCGAAAATGTCTACACGGACATGTGCATCGAAGTGTAGGGTGGTCTGAGTGCTCCATATATATTAAATTATGCATTTTCTCGCGATTTCTGATTTTTCCAGTGTATGTATGACGCGCACAACATTCACAATTCTGAAAAAAATGTAAATATTCTTCTTTTTTTTCTCGTGTTAGCATGGTATGTATATATTCTTCAAATGAAATATCATCTACAAAATTTCTGTATAACATGAATTGCTCTTCTACGTTATTTTTAAAATGAATTAATTTTCTATCTACGATTTTGTATTTTATGTCTTCGAGTAGCGCCTGTGAGAATTTAACTCCTGCAAATTTATTTATTAAATACAATGGTCTGTCTGGTAATGAATTCATTGTTGGTTTCTTCTATATTTTATAAAATGACTTGTATTTAATCTTATTTGTAATTAAAATTGAAAGAATATCCTCCGCTAGTATCGACTTAACTAATACATATTAAACAAGAAACGAGATGAAAGACCTTATCGATATTATCAAAAAACATCCAACTATCAAACAATTAGCTGATCAAAAATCTATACCCGATCGTGCTATTAATATTATTGGAAAGTTCTTTGGTTATAACCATCCAGTTGCAAGGATTGTAAAACCGAATTGCGTTAAAAACGTGAGATGTGACTCATGGTGTAAAGTACACCAAGAACAATTTAGTGTTAGACATACCTGGTGTAATAACACGTATAAACCGTCGAAAGGTATATATTATGAATATATCCCAGAATCATGTGTGTATAATATTCCCGCACATTACTCGGCTTTAATCTTTAGTCCTGTAGAAAAAGATGATGGTAGTTACGATTATAATGATTGTAATAGTTGTATATATCTATTAAATATATCTCCGGAAAACTTTGACTATTTTAAAAACAGTTATTTATGCCCATTGTGTGAATCCCGTTTGCGATGTAAAAAAGGACGTGTCTTTGGTTATCACTGTGGTAGTTACGAAAAAGTAGTGGATAAAACCGGAAAGATAACAAATCACTATGGTTCTCGTGAATTGATTGGTATTCACTCCCCTCAAATAAGAGCTGAAAATAGACCGTGTAACCGACGGGTGAATTATGAGGACTACATAGGATATGCCACCTGGAGATACAAAAAAAGAAATAACCTCTTCTACTTTCATAACATTCATGACATAAACACTATTGGGTTTACACATAACTTCAGGTCTAATTATTCTAATAGACCACATACCCCAGGTGGAATGCGGAGATATGAAAGGCGAGTGCAAGCCTCTCTCCGCGAAGAAGAAGCACTTGTAGTGGGAGATTATGATGAGGAAATAGAAACACTCATCGCGTTATACCGAGCTCGCTGTGATAAATATTTTAAAAAAATTAAAAAATACGAAAAGCAACGCCCAAAGCGAATGCTACCAAACAAAATGTTTCATTCTAAAAGGGACCTTTATTATATTTGCAAGAATCTAGGTCTAATCACAGACAAGGTATATTTTCAGAACCTTACAAAAACAGAATTATTACAGAGAATATATCCAAATTTGAATTTCACTTAATATATAACCAGTTATGCTGTAAGTGAGGGGGTTTTATCGGGGTTTTGGAAAGGATAGGTAACGATCACTTTTTTCGTTTTTTTTGCGTTTTTTTGGAAAAAAAAATCAGAAATCTCGAAAATGGACAAAAATAAATGTCCAAAATCGGATTTCCAATATTTTTTTTTGCTTTTTTTTGAAAAAAAACGAACGAGACTGAAATGTAGGGACTTAAAAATCAAGAAAAAAAACTTTGTTACCATAATTTTTTTAAGAAAAATTGGATCCTCAAAACGGCGAGTTTTGTGTAAGTCCAAAATGGCTCCGCAAAAAGTCGCCGTTTTGAGATTTTTATTTTTTTAACCCTACAAAGTCAATAATAAACATTGTGTTTTTTTCGGCGAGAAACCCCCTACAGACTCCGCAAAAACTCGCCGCACTGAAGGTTCTATAAATTAATACGATATACTTTATTAGGACACTTATTCTCGTGTGAAATTTTTTTGCTGACTATAAGTTTTGCACATTCGTCGATTGTTTTCGTTTTTATTTCGAATGGGGGTGGGGTCGGATTACTAGATTGTTTGGATTTGTTGGAGATAATCGAAAAGCTCATAGCAGTGTTGTAGGATCGTTTAAGTTTTGGCTTGGGTATGGTAAAATTCATGAAAGTTATCGAAGATGATGCGTTATTAGCCATGTGTTTTTCTGTAATAATATAGTTGTAGAACTATATTATTTTCAATTTTTTAAAGATATGTTACTAAATTTACATACCAAATGTAGTGTAATCTGCTACTGCTGGATTAACCATTTGGTTCTGATTATTTAACAGTAGATTTCTATATTTTGGTACTTTTTTGCATTCGAAGCTGGGTTCTGGGCATCTGGCACATGGAGGGCATGGAGGACACGATTCTTTTTTTGATTCGGCTGCTTGTGTAGGTTCGGCTAGTTTTAGACCACTCGGTACGTTGAACGATGGAACGGGCACAGTGATTCCGGTTTGAGGAGGGGATTCGCTCGATGTTGACGAAGCACTCTCGTTATTGCCTACCATTGATTCGATTATAGAAAAGGATGCAAAGCGCTTATAAGGGTATATCAAACAAAAAAGTAAAGTAACAAGCAACACTAGAATAACTATTTTATAGTTTTTCTTTATCAGGAAACTTGGTGAAAGCATATAATATATGTGTACATTAAATATTTTAATTTGGGGATGAAAATATGTTGTTGACTTGTTCCATAATATTATATGATGGATCATTAATCATCATTTCTAATTTCGATTTTTCTGCTTCGCAATTAGAAAGATCTGCTTGTAATCTGTCTATTTGTTCTTCTAAATTATCATTTTTTGCTATTATTTCCGAATAATCTATCCCTTCCAAACTATAGGGGCTTATATTTACACATTCGTATTTGTCGCTAATATCGTTCCCACTATCATCTAAACAATGTGTATAACAACCACGATTTATTTTTGTTGTTTCATCAACCCCCAAGCAGTTAGTTTGGCATATGTTCTTTAGTTCTGTATTTATAGAGCATAAATCTTGTAAATTTCTAGTTTGAATTGCCATTTCTTCGGCATTCGAAGGAACACCAAATAATGCTCTTTCTTCCATAAGGATATCATAGTGATTACGATTAACAGCAAGTTGGTCGCGGGCGGCTAGAGCTAAATCTGCATTTGTGTCATTAGTCTGTCCTCCAGCCATTTCAATTACTGTAACTGTTGTTACCTTGGTAAATATAGTACCAATCAGAATTATTC